GTCTTTGGTCAGTGACTTAATGGCATCAATTACATCAGCTTCCCTCTGTTTGTCTTCGATCAAATCCCTACGTGTCAGGTTGTCGTTCAGTTCATACGACACCAAACCCAATAGGGATCGTAGCTTAGTCTCTTCAAGGTGCCATGCAGCAATCGGGATACCTTTTTTAAGCAGTGTGTATTCCAGATACCGCATAAGCTCTGTCTTACCAATGCCAGTAGGTGCTTTGAACACAGTGAAGTGACCTTGCATAAGCCCCAAGATTTTGTCGTCAAGATCACGAATGCCAGTCTCTACATACTGGTGGTTGGGTGTATCCTGATACAGCTTAAGAAACTGGTCAGCAGTGTTCAGGATATTCTCTGGTGTATATTTCTTAGCATTCCACCAAGCAGCCTTAAACTCTGCACCAGCACCAGCCTTGAGGAACTCGTTAGCATCCTTGTATTTGCTATGATCTACACGGTAGACCTTGTTAGGAAACAGTTTAGCAATACGGGCAGCAATCTCATTACCAGCATCATCATTGTCCACAGACAGGATAATCTGATCGAAAGAGTTGACCCACTCGTAGCACTTGTCCCAGAGCTTCTTAGAGGGCGTAGCAGATGGCAACGACACAACTGGGTTGATGTAGCTGCTCTTAAGCATCTGAGCCACTGACAGGGCGTCTAGCTCCCCCTCTGTGATCGTTAGCTTCTTGGCACTACCAGCAGTGTAGAGGTTCATACCAAACAGTTCGTCACCCTTGAAGCCATTCTTAGCATAGAATGCTTTCTCTGGTAGGGCACGTACTTTAATTCCCCCGCTGGGGTATACGTATTCTTGACGATCACTGTAGGTCTTTACGTTGTAGTCCTGCATTGTCTGTACAGTGATACCACGCATACCCTCATATTTTCCACTGTCGGGGGTTTCTATCCGCTTGGGTGTGTATGTTTCAAATACATCTGTCACCGTTGCTCCTTTCTTTGTAGGGTATTTATCTGAGGCCCAATCGTACGTTTCCTCACGAGAGGGGTACGACCTGTTACATGCGTGGCACTTCCCATAGCCCCCAACATTATAGCTGAAGGCGTCAGAAGAGCCACACGCAGGATATGGACACGGTTGGTGTGCAATCTCTTGCATGTGACTCTCCAGACTTGTTACAGGTGCTTCGACTCTAGGTCAGCCAACCACTTCTCTTGTTTGTGGCTAATGCTTGCGTAGTCTTTAGCAATCAACTGTGCCAAGAACACACGAGAACGGTAGCTAATCTCGCCCATACCAGCCGCCAGAACATCCAAAGCACGTTGTGCAGGCGTCACATTAGCTGCTTCTAGTTGCAGTTCAAGTTGCTTAATCTGGTTCTCTAGTTGCTGGATGCGAGGGTCAGCGATGTTACGGCTAGACTTGAACGACACAACAGTATTCTTGTTGTCAGCTTCCGTCTTCTTGAAGGGCATCACACCTTTCTTACGCAGGCGATAATAGTATTGGCCACGGGTATGTGCAGTCTCGTATTTGATAAACTTGGTAAGTTCACCACGGCCACGGTTCTTTACTTCCATATGAAGCAAACGTGCTTCAGGTGCAGGCATGTTGTCGAGTGTTACGAGTGCAGTGCTAGTGGACATTGGTTGCTCCTTTGCAGTGGTCTTTTGCGAATTGTTCGAGTTCGTCAGTCTTTGGGTAGGCGACAAGTATAAAGTGTCGGATAAGTCTTTTGTTTCCGGTTCTGATAAACTCCTCTGCGATTGCTGTTGCAAGTTGTTCTCGGTGTTTCTTTTCGTTGAAGTAGGCATCTCTTTCTGCGTCCTCCCCCTTTTGATCCACGACAGAATCGACATCGATTCCCTCCTCTTTTAGCTTTTCCAATCTCTTTTGTACAGCTTCCCTTTCAGGTTCTGAGTTAGTAGATGCTGCACGATCTTTCAGGTTCCTAATACGCTTTGCCTCTTCTTCTGTAGGCAAGCGTAAGTTAGGGTCAGTAGATGTCCCAGCCTTTGGTGGTTTAGATGGTTGGTTATCCTTTTTCCACTTGGCATGTGCGCCCCTAACACTCCGTACCTTAGGATTTTCTTCCAGTATACGATACAACAAATCGGGGTCTTCCGCTGCCCACATAGCTGCGGCTTCATCATTCCTGCTCGTTGTTGCAAGTTGCAACGACAGCTTCCACTCATGAAAAAGGTTGTTGCTTGGAAACCTCTTACGTCCTTTGGTGAGTGCAGCACCGTAAGTCAACCAGCCAGCTATTACATGCCCCTCACCTTCCCCAACCATCTGCAAACCACGTCGGGCTTCCTCGGCATATTCATCTAGTTCTGCCTGTTGGTTATGCCCTGCGTTAGACTTAATGGTTGGTTGATTACCGCTAAGGTCTACACCAAGCCAATCTAGTTCGTCTTCATCGTCCACTTACGTATCTCCTTTAGTTATAATACCTACTAGTAGTAGATACTATCGTCATAACTTACGTTATCATTCGTAACGTCTACATATTGCTTATAGCACCTTATTCCAACAGATTATTCATCACGAATTGTTACAGGTGCTTCTTTAGCTTCTTAAGGGCATCCTCTTCACGTCTACTGACAGTAGCTTGCGACACCCTTAAGAGTGCAGCAGTCTCCGCCTGAGTGTACCCATCATAGTAACGATACTTGATCACATCAAGCTCATCACCATCCAATACAGTAACGACTTTTGTCGATATGTATGCCTCATATTCAGTCTCCTCGTAAACATCAGCATGTGAAGAAACTGAAATCTCTGCGTCGTCATATTCTACTGCAACAGACGCAACCGCTTCCCTAAGTTGTTCTTCCCCATACTCTGAATAAGTTTGGGTGTTGTCTAACTCTTCGCCCCTCATAATCGTTCTTGTCGCTGATGTTATAGGCATCGACACAGGCAACCTTGAGAAGTTTAAGTAATCCCACATAGCTCTATCGGCAACACGGAACAGCTTTGCTGGGTGTGCCTCAGGCTCCACATGAAGTACCTCATATATAGCAAGAAAAGCCTCTTGCATAAGGTCGTCTTTCTCTTGGCCAGCCTTGTATTTATACGATAGCTTTTCAACCATCGTCATAATCTGCTCAGTCGTTAAGGTCACCCTTGTTCTCCCTGTCCATGTCTTTCTTGGCCAGTATCAATGCCAGCCACTCCAAACTGTCGATACGATCATACAGCTTATTAACACGCCATACGAGCCACACAGAGGCTGCTAGAGAGGCGACAAGCAGTATTGGGGTAAGGTTACTCATATCCATTGGCTTTAGCTTTCTCTGCGGCTCTCTGACGTTCTTCGTCAGTCATTGGTCGAATGTCCTGTAGTGGCCCATTGTTCTCACCATAGAACCCATACTCATCAAAACTGAATGCTGCAGCTTTCTCACGGAACCAATCCCCTGCCAGTGGAGTTCGACCTTCTGGGAGTTTAGCTTCTGGTTCTTCTTCAGGCATGTGCGACAGAATCCAGTCATACACATCAGCGATGTCCATCTTAGCTGCAGCACAGTGCATGATAAACTTGATGCCCTCTTCTATTAGCATCGCCTGTGCATAGCCATCCATGTGTAGCTGGTAGGTAGCACTACCATCCTCATGCTCTTCGACACTTTCTATTCCGATAGTTCCTATCTTACTGTTCATGTTATCCTCCATAGTAATCAATCACTCTGTTGAATGCTACAATGTCTTGAACTAGACACTCCCAGTCCTCTTCTTGGTGCAGTAAAAGACCACGATACTCTTTTACCTTATCAAGCCTCTCTCGTTCTTGAATACATATATCACGAGATTCCTTGAGTTTAGTCAGAACAAAGTGGTCGAAAAGATTGTGTGCAGCTTCTGTCTCTAGGGCATCGCCTAGTAGTTCAATCATACTCGGCATAGTTCTTCACTCCATGTTTGTCTATATCATGTAGCATTAGCATAAGTGACTTCTTCACGTCTTCTATACTATTACCAGTTACGTCTACAGGGTTCTCTGTCCAACCGTCACCATCATCCATCTGGTAGTATTCATGGATAGCATAGTAACCTTCTTCACCAAGCTGAGGTTTATCATACTTGTGATACATTAGTTGGTAATGCCAGTGACTCATTTTATGATCCAATCCCAATCTTTTTTGACCCACGCTTGGTCTTCAAGTAGTTCAACTTTATCACCGTGTAGTTTCTGTAGTTTTGCCCAAATGTGAGCAATGTTCATTTTAAGCTCATAACCATCAACATAACACTTGTAGCAACTTCCGGTACTACCTTTAAAATACCAGTAGTCACCATCAAACTCATGGTGAGTGATGCCACTATTCAGACGCCAAGAGTCACCAGTTGTATATCCGCCGCTCCAGCCAGCAAGAACACGGTAGTGTGGATCTTTTCCATCATCAAGTTTGATAATAACCCAGTTGTCAGGAGTATACATCACGATCCCTCATAGCTAATAGTGCGACCACACGATTGATATACCATTGACCAACCGCATCCATATGCAGGAACAATCTCAACATACAATGGCATACCGTTTTCATCCTTTGGCCCATGACCACCACTCAAAAAATATGCACCACTCATTTCTGGTGTGGCATGTTTGTAACGGTCACGTTCACGCTGATATATGTCAAGTGCTTTACGCAGATTTTCATTTTCAGCTTCCAGCATTTCAATTCGTGCCTGAGGTGCTAGTTCTTTAATTTGTTCTACAGGGTTGTTATTACTCATCAAGTAAGCCCTCCACCTCATCCATTCTAATCAAAGCAATCAGAAACTTTTCCTGTAGCAGTGCAGTCTGTACACCCCTTGTAACTGCTCTCCAAGAGATATGTCCGAGTTGCTTTGGCCCCTCTTCTGTGTCTTCTACAAGCCAGATACCTAGCTCATCAGTGTCTAGTGTAATGTTCATGTCAGTCCGCCTTTCTCGTATGTGTATTACACGTAAGTCGTAATCCCGAGATATGTAGCACGAAGGTTACATTCTCCTTACCTTTTGCGGAAAATACGGGTGCTAATCTCCGCATTACTTGCTGGTTTTATTCTTTACGGTAAGCATCCAAGCATTGAAGTCTGCACTTGTCATGTAGTCTTGTAGCACACGTTCAATAGCCCACAGCAGGTCTTCGTCAGGGTCGATGTATTCACCCACTGTGTTGTCGATATACGTAGGCTTGCTACACAGGGCATGGTACTTCATAAGAGACACGACAACAACTTCTTCTTCGTAGTCGTCCTCTAGTTCACGTAGCATATTGCTGAACCTGTCAGTGATCTTACCTGCTATAGTACGGGTTACATTGTAGTCACTCATCCTTGCCTCCTGTCAGTTCGTTCCACAAATGCACTACACGTTTAGGGATATACCCTTCATCGTCTCCATAGGCTTCGATAATTAGCAATGCTTTCGCCAGATTGGCCTCCAGTTCTTCGATGCGGGAAAGCGAGATGGACGGGGTGTTAAGTTTGTCTCGCAAGGTTTTCATTAAGTTGTAGCTTTCAATCTCTCTGCGGCAGCGGGAGCATTTACCGCAAGCGTTCCCCAAAGCGAACGACCCTCTGCATGTCACTTCACTCATCCTTGCCTCCTGTCGTGTTAGCGCAGCTAACGCTGCTTAGTTCTGCGAGGGTGTTTATGGCCAAATACTGCATGTCGTACTGAGCAACCTTTTCCAAAGCCTCCATCGCCTTCGCCAATAGAGCTTCGCTCTTAGATAGCTTCGCCTCAAGCCTCCCCGCTACTTCATTCTGATGGATAGCACGAGATTTCCATGTCTCCACCTCAAGTTCCAGTTCCTTGATGCGGTCGGCTCGGACGTATTCTGGGTAATCTGGGTTCTGTCCGTGGTCCAAGTCACTGATAGTCCCACGCCCTAACCTCGCACCATACTCATCTTTAACAAAGCCTGTTAGCCAAATCCGTTCAGGTGCTTCACTCATCACTCTCTCCTTTCAGTTCTGCGATGGTGGTGCGGGCATAGTCTATTTCTGGACCTTCATCGTCTGGTAATACGGCCAACAACCCATCAATAGCATTTACAGCCTTCGCCAGCTGGGCCTCCAGTTCTTCGATGCGTCCCTCATGCCGCTTGCGTTCTGCTTCCATTGCGCTAGCGTATCCCTGTTGTTCTGCTGCCTCCAGTAGGTCTATTCTGCCGTATTCAATCGGAGGATCGCTTGCATACTTTGGGTTCTCAAAGCATCTGGGGAACATACCGTCTCCCGCCTCAACATCGCCATCAAGATAAATCCATTCAGGTGCTTTACTCATCGTCTTGTCCTTTCAGTTCTTTGATGGCCTTGTGCAGCGGGTCTGTAATCAGCTTATCAAGCCTTCCCCTATTGCTGTTCAAGCTCTTGAACATTGCGTGGGCAACGGCAATACCCTCAATCGACGTTGTTCCACCCGCTTTCTCAACCCTATCAACCCACTGATAGATTGCCTCTATCGTGTTGTGAGCAAGAACAGCGGCCTTCACCAGATCATCACTCATCACTCTCTCCTTTCAGTTCTCCGATGTATTCATCAACCCAAAACCCCTCTAATTTTGTGCCTGCTATATTTCGCTCCATTGGTTTGCACTCTATTTCTAAACCTGCTGGGGCAAACTGTATAAAATTACTTACTCGCCTAGTAAGCGGCCCGTTTGTGATAATTAATATACGCTGCATCACTTCTCTCCTGCTTCAATCTCCTGTTCCCACATACGACATGGCACATAACCGAAGCTGCTGTTCAGCCAATAGTCAATCTTTTCCTGCGGATAACCTTCGCTTAACAACCATTCATGAAAGTCAATGTCATCATGTAGATTGTAATTCTCTGGCGCAGGTTTTGGAAAGCCATATTTCCAACCGCTGTCAGGGTCTACCATCCATACTTTAGTCATCTTCTTCTTCTTCCATCAAAGCATCCCAGCTAACAGGAAACAACTCAGACATCTTAGCGCTGATCTGGTCAGCTACAATACGTGACTCATACTGTGTATCACTGGCACAGCGTAGCTTACACATAGAAGCAAAGGCATCTAGTGACCCTGACCAAATCCACTCCGTTAGCATATTTTGTGGAAGGATCATCCTAGCCATCTCAGGTGCCACACCTTCATCAAGAAGATGATTGTAGTGCTCAACTAGATGTTTGCAGGATGCCTCAACAGTCCCGTCATCTGCCACTACCTGCCCGTTAAAGTGGAGCAAGATGGACTTAGCAAAACGGACAAGCTCATCCTTTGAGCCATCGTTCTTCATACGGTTAGCTTTATTGGAGATGACCCATACGTTATCTTTTGTATAACCTTTTGATGTGTCGATACGATCGATTGAAGGTGAATGGTCAGGGTTCTTTCCCTCCGAAGCCGAGTAGTCTAACTCAACACCAAGAATGGGGCAGTGGGTTACCCACACAACATCACCCCTTTTAAGGTCAAATGGTATCCCACGTTTAAGTGCGTTGTGCTTGGCATCGTGGATACGACCATCTGGATCATGCTCCTTTCGATATGCTGCACGGCACCTCTCACTACACCACTTACCACGAGGTCCAGAAGATTTACGAGGGACATTATCACCACACCGAACACAGATGCCAGTGCCATAGGTGTTTACCTTGACAGCTTCGTTGGACGACCCCTGCTTTACATTCTCAGCGGATGCTCTCCAAAAGTCTGGGTAGTAGAGTTCAATATCAGAGGTAACATAACGACGACTGATCTCATTCCAACGCAGAAACTTATGCTTCACTAGCTGCCGTGCCACAAAGATGGGGGCTTTGACGTGGAATGATGCAAAGGCATGACCGAAGGGTGACAGGTGCTTGTGCTTAGCTAGGTAACGGATGAGCTTAGCGTCACGATCAGACAGGGTTATATCATCACCTAACTCACAGTCACCGCAGTAGTATTCGTAGTCATAGTCATGAACCCAATTAGTTCCACCACACCCCGCACAAACCCAGTCACTCTTCTTACCAAAGCTCACCCGTGCTGAATTAACAACGCTAAGGTCAGAGCCCATATGGTCGATGTAAGTAGCTTCAATCATCACCATTTTCCTTCTCTAACTTTCCAGTAAACCCAACACTCACTACAGTGACCATCCCCTAAGAAGAAGTCAATCACATATACAGCATTAGGCTTGCCATTCTTTTTCCAGTGCCAGTTCCTAGCACTAAAGGTTTGATTGCTTGCTCCGCCTGTCACTACGTTAATCCAAACTGAAGTAGCGACAAACACCCTATTAAAATACCGTATCATACAGAATGCCCTTGTGCTTTAACGACAAGAACCATTTCAGTTCACGTTCTTGATACGACACATCTGCATTAGTATCTTCCCATAGAGTCTCGTCAATCTCACGCTGTAGGTTATTTACCATCTCGTCTACCGGGATCAGTCGTGGGTCATTTTCCATCGGGAACCTCATTTATATCTGGTTGTGTTGGTATAGAATACGTGATCACCAACCTTACCGTCAAGCTCAAAGTGATCTGTC